TGCTCACTCTTATAGAGGTCGTACAGGTCGGATGCGAGAGACATAACCTCCTCGAAGGTCTTGGTTTCAGCCATCCGCGTAACGTACTGCTGTTCATCAGCAGTGAACGGGATAGTCTCAAGACCGAACAGTCCAATCTTAAAGTGAAGATTGAGACGGTCGATGAGAGGCATATCGAGATTGATATCACGCTCGGCGAGTTCGAACATATCCTGCCCGTGCAATTTCGCATAAGCATTGGCAAAGTCACGCTTTAGGCCTGGGAACTTGTCCTTGATAAGACGCTCAATTCGAGCATCCTCAACGACATTCAGGAACATCTGGCGCGTACCATTCTTATTGACGAAATCACTCCAACCATCGGCAGGAGTGTGCAGGGCGTGACTCACTTCGTGACCCACAAGCATATCGTAAACGGAGTTGTCCATATCCTTCCACACGGGAAGTCCAAGGACACGGTTCTTCACATCGAAATATGCGGAAGGCGCGTCGGCGCGATGCTCGACACGAATATCTTCCTCAGCCATCGCTCGGGCGAGGATGTCTTTCGAAGCGGTTTTGATTGGAGTTTTCTGACTCATATGCGTATATTGTACCATAATGAGGCACCACCGCAACCACTATAGTAGACGTTTTTACCCCTTTTTCGAAGAAAATCGTCATAAATCCTTTGTTTTCAGGGGTTTATGCGAATAAATTCAATTTAAAATAGTTATTGAGAATCCGTCTCAATTGAGTTATCCACAAGTTATCCACAATTGGTTATCGGACATCAAAACAATTCCAGATAAATCTTCAAACGGCTAAATGCTGGATTGGCAGGGGTTTACGTCAAAAATGTCCCAAATTCCGCCCAAATCGTCTACTATAGTGGTTGCAGTGGAGCCTGGTTGTGGTACAATATACATTCACGAGTGGGGAAAAACCCGCTCGAATCGTGAAACTCAGTCTAGGAGACTTATTCAAATGAAATCCCGTCAAATGCAACTTGTTGATGCCTTAAAGGCCGCAGGATGCACTTCACCCGTTACCCGTCAAGATATTGTGGATGCGTGTGCCGCCTCTGGTGCGTATGCGTGTCCTCCGTCCTGGCTTACTCAAGATTCTGCCCGCAAGGTAGGACGTGGTCTTTATGACTGCCCCGAACTTGCGAGTGCGAGTGGCGATACTTCGCCTGCTCCTGTTGCAGAACCCGTTCCTGCTCCTGCCCCTGTGGTTGGTTCAGTTGAAACGGTACAGAGTAATGCCCAGGCCGCTCTTGCTATGGGTATGACTGGTGGTGAACGTGCTACTCTTGTTCCCGAACGCTTCGGTGGTTATGTCGCTTGGGGTCACTTTAGTGATGTCGAGCAAATTGTCCGCTCTAAGCAGTTCTACCCCATTTTCGTTACTGGTTTGTCTGGTAACGGTAAGACCTTGATGGTAGAGCAGTGTTGCGCCAAGTTGAAGCGGGAATGCTACCGCGTCAATATCACTCGTCAGACCGATGAGGATGACCTGCTTGGTGGTTTCCGTCTTATCAACGGTAATACCGTGTGGCAAGACGGTCCTGTCGTTTCCGCTATGAAGAACGGTGGCGTCCTGCTCTTGGACGAAATCGACCTTGGTGGTGCGAATATGATGTGCCTTCAGCCTGTGCTTGAAGGTAAGGGTGTCTTCCTCAAGAAGACCAACCAGTGGGTCAAGCCCGCGCCTGGTTTTACCGTGTTCGCCACTGCGAATACCAAGGGTAAAGGTTCTGATGACGGCCGATTCGTCGGTACGGGTATTATGAACGAAGCGATGCTTGACCGTTTCCCGATTACTCTGGAACAGCCGTACGCTACTCGCGCCACTGAGAAGAAGATTCTCGTCAAGGCGGGATGCGACGATGTTGACTTCGCTGACCATCTCACGAAGTGGGCTGAGATTATTCGAAAGTCCTTCTATGAGGGTGCGGTTGACGAAATCGTCTCCACTCGCCGTCTGGTGGACATCGTGAAGGCGTTCGGTATCTTCGCTGATAAGACCAAGGCGATTGGTTTCTGCCTTGCTCGTTTCGACGATGATACGAAGGAAGCGTTCCTGAATCTCTACTCCAAGGTTGATGCCGATATGGCTCCTGCCGCGGACGAGGCTACTGCCTCCGCCGAGAATTCGGAGTGTCCTTGGTGAAGAAGCGTGAACTGACTAAATTCCGAGAATCCTATACTCCGTGGCTGTACGAATGTCCAGCCGAGGGATTGAAGTTGGCTGTTCACTTCGATGAGAAGGAACAGGTTAAGCAACTTGGTGCCAGGTGGAATCCCGACCCGAGTGGTAAGGGTGGATACTGGTGGATGCCTCAGTCGAGATGTACAGATGAGCGCCTCGTTTATCTGAATGACCAGAAGATGATTCTGGGGCTTCACGGCTCTATCGAAGCCACAGCGGCTGAAGAGATTACTGCCGAGATGCATTCTGAGAGGTTCATTCTGAGCGATGGCGCCAGCGAGTATGCCGTTATGCGGTTCGCCGATATTGGCTTGGTTCGTTTCAAGGAAGCGATGAGTGGTGCCACGTGGTATAGCGAGGTTGAAGGAAAAGCCGAATGGGAAAATCTCGTCGGGGCAGGTTTTTACCGATTGTCGGAAGAAAGTGTTTGACTTTAGCCCATACGGGGCTATAATTAAAGGATACCAATGGGACAAATGAAAGCGTATGCAATGTGGCTGGAAGAGCAAGGGTATGTGGAGTATGTGGATACTCCCGATGGCGGATATGTCGCTACCGATAAGCACCCTGGCGAGAACGAAGCATTGACCGAGTATATGGAGAACCGCGATGCCCGCAGAACTGGATGATTTCTTGTGCGAAACCCAGTGTGAAGAGTTTTATGGGGAAGACCCTGAAACTGAAGAAGAGGAAGAGTGGCCAGACCGCGACTCCCTTCCCGAAAGTGATGAGGACAGTATTCTCATCGATGAAAATGGTGGATTGACCGCCGAAGGTTACGAAATGTTGGCGCAACTTGATGCCGCCGGCTACTTTGTCTGAAGGAGACAACAAATGATGTATAATGAACTTAGCAACCGACAGAAGTCGTATATTGATGCAATCGTTACAGAGGCCCCTGCTCTGGGTATCAACACTAACAAGGGTACATTCTCCCGTGCGGAGTTGCGCCAGGTGTCTATGGCTACCAAGGGTAAGAAGTGGATTCCGAACTGGATTACCCACGATGTCTCACGCCGTGCAGATAGGGGTGTGTTTACCATCCCTGAAGTGATGGATAGTATGGACGCTGTGGCAGTACAGCCTGGACAGGGTGTTGATGGTGATGAACTCGCCGATACCAACACCACTGTAGTGATGGAGCAAGAAGATGTGGTGATGGTAACCGCGTAATAGGATAGTTAATACACTAGGATATAATTTATTATGTGTCAGGTGGCATCCCTATGGGGAGACTCGAAACGCCACCCGTGCTTGACACCGTTCTCACGCAAACGAACGACGTTAAGGTGCAATGGGGGAAACCCCGTTGTCACTAATTTTAACTCTCTTCAAGGAAACAATATAATGCACGATACTACTACCACTACACTGAGTGATTCTCTCGAAGCCATTCGTATACTCACTGAACAACTCGAAGATGCGGACTGGATGCCCGTTGAACAACTGAATGAATTCGTTACGACTGGTATCATTCTGGTCCATCGTATTCAGAAGTATGACATTGGTGCGTTCACTGACGACGAAGTTATGGAAATCAACGAATGTGCTGATTTGCTGAATCACCACACGCGAGAGATGTTCACGAACGAATAGTCAGATTCGAAATAACAGTGCCACGCAAAAAAGGTGGTGCCATTTTTTCGAGGGCAATACGCCGCTGGCAAAAACACTAAAAAAGGACGAATATAAAATGCCGTACAAAACAAAGAAATGTGAACGATGCAAGAAAGCAAAGCCAATCAAGACAGGCTTTAACCCCCATAAGCAAACAATTGACGGACACTGCCACATATGCAAAACCTGTCATTCAAAGGCATTGTTGAAGGGTAACGGGTACAAGCAGAAGCAAGCAGTACGAACCAGTAAGATGTGCAATGAAGATTGTATTGTCCTAGAGATTGACAATCAGATAAAACTGCTCCAGAATAAGAAGGCGAAATACCTTCGTTCGAAGACAATCCCCGCAACATTCATTCGAAAGATAATCGAGCAACTATGAATCCAGACTACTACAAGACACACGAAGAAGACATCTACGACCACGAACTCGAACGCATCAACAAGATGGACGATGACGCACTGGAAGTCCGCTACAACAAGATGAAGGTTCCCAAGAAGATTGAAGCCTTCTACGAAGCACTGGTTGACCAAGACCGTGCGTCTCGCATTCGAAAGCGTATCGAGAAAGACGGAAGCGTTCCCCCTGCAAAGAAGGAAGAACCAATGAAATTTGTTAAAGTGTTTCGAGATGAAAGCATTCCAAGCGGACGTATTCTCCGTCAAGCAATCTTCACACACAATAATAGGTTCTTCCTGTATTCGTACAGTAAGCAACCAGACAATAACGTCGATGAGACGATGGTGTTTCGTTGTGATGCAGAAGGTGACCACGATGGTCGTGAACTGTTTTTCGGACACGGTTACATACATAGCAAGGACGCAATGATTGGTACACAGGCGAATATCGGTAAGCACCTCACTACTGAAATTGCAGAGTTTGCAACAATGACACCGAACAACTACGCACTGGAAGCATAGCAATGATGAGACTACTAGTAGAAGAAGAGTATGGCTTTAAGTATTGGCAATGGGAAGTCGATGCACAATGGAATGAAATTACAGACCTACTCGACGAAAAGATTAACCGCTCATTCTGGTATTCTTCCGACCTTCCTTCCCAATTTCCCGATGGGGAATGGACTGAACTTGAGTGGGAAGACTACAGAGAACTTCTTTTTGGCGAGGAGTTCGATGCTTGGTGCCACTTACATACACACGAAGATTCGAAGTATGCTCTTCGAGAACAAATGGAGATTCACGATGAATGAAGAAAAAGTCTTCGTGTTTCTCGATAAACTTCGAAAGTCTGGCAAAACCAATATGTATGGCGCCAGTCCGTATATTCGAGAAGAATTCGCGTGTACTCGATATGAAGCGAACCGCCTTCTGGTGAAGTGGATGGAAAATTTCGGCGAGAGTCTGAAGCGTACTGGTGACCCTTGAAAAAATCGCGGTAAAAAATCGTGATTTGAGAGTTGACGCGGAGACGTATAGAGACTACAATATGTGGAAACAAACGGAGTTTATTATGAACGAAAAAACAGTAGATAAGAATCATCCCCTATACATTCTCGGAATGTGTATTGGCGTATTCGTTCTCGCTTTCTGTGCGGGATGCGGCTGGATGACTGCTTTGAGTCTTTTTAACTAAGGAAAATATGATGCGTAAAACAACAACAGTAATTCTACTTGGTTCCGCCCTTTCAATGCAGGGTTGCGGAACACTCGTAGGCGGAGGAATCGGCGCACTGATTGGTCAGGGTATTGGTGGAAACACCACCGCGACTTTGATTGGTGCGGGAGTTGGTGCAGGTGCAGGTCTGATTGTCGATGGTATTGAGAACGACAAGAAGCAAAAGCAGATTGCATACGAACGACAGGTAGAGCAGGATGAGAAGATGCGTTACGAAGCGTGGAGACGCGAAGAGCATATCCGTGCAGAGCGTCGAGGTATGACCACGAAGCGTGTTGAAACTCGCCGTATTCTGAATCCTGATGGAACTGTTACCGAAACTGGTACAGAGACAATTACGTCCGAGCAGGAACTCGGCGGATACTCGGGGTTGCCACGATGAGTGATAGAGGAAGTGGATATATGATTAATGTTGGAGATAGGATTATCTCTAGAGATGGTGAAAAACTGACCGAAGGAATTTTGGTTAAAATTGATATGGAAGGCTTTATGGATACTATGCAACTAGACAATGGCGAAACGACTCAGGTAGACCGAGGTACAATTTACCCCGCAAACATTCAAGAGATTTATTCTTTCAAGACGATGAAAGCAGAACTGAACAAGGGTATCTGTGAAGTTACCTTTACGAAGAAGAATGGCGAAGAGCGAGTGATGCCTTGCACATTGATGTTTGACAGCATTCCCGAAGAACATCAGCCGAAGGGTACGGGTTCTGCTCACCAGTCCCAAGAAACCATTGCGGTTTGGTGTATGAACAAGGAAGCGTGGCGTTCGTTCCGCGTTGATTCTGTTACGAAGTTTGAACGTCTTACTGGTCTTGGTAAGGGCGAAAAGATTAAAGTAAATCTCGACGGGATTTTTAAGTGATGGACGAACTGAATTTAGAAAGTATTAAAATGGATGATGTTGAATTCGACGATAATGGTTATCCGATGCAACCGCTTCTTAATTTCCATCCCAATTCAGATGAACAGATGTGTGTCACTCTGTGGGGCTGGGATACACAAGAATCGTTCGACGGATATACTCCAGAAGATATCACTGACCTAATTACATCTCTACAAGAAGCAAGAGATTTCCTTCTAAATAATGATGTTAATCAAGGTGAGTTTGACTTTGAAATTGAAGGAGATGACGATGCATAATATTGGCGAAAGTGTAGTCAACGCAGAAAATATGAAAACGGGCAATGTCGTTGAGATTCGTGAGAATGACGGTATGGTTCAGATTTCGTATCAGGACGGTATGACAGAATGGGTTGATTCGAATCAAGTCAAGAAACTACTGATTGAAACCGACCCTTCACCGCCAAACTATGATGGTTGGCAAAACCTAAACGGTTAAAATCGTGGGTATCGTATAACGGCTTATTACCTTAGATTTCCAATCTAATGATGAGAGTTCGATTCTCTCTACCCGCTTTGGAGATATTATGTACAGATTGCACATTGACATTCCACTAGGCACAGATGAAGAAACTGCTATGAAGATGGCAAACAGCCTTATGGAATGGACTTTTAAAGATGTAGATTGTAAGACGAAGTTGAAGATGCTCACCAGTGGTGGAATTGAGCAAGTGAACTATCGTCTTGGTCACGACGAAGACCGCCAAAAGTCCAACTATCTACAGAAGAACGAAAACGGACATTGCACAAATAAGAAAACGAAGATATCGATATAAGGCTTTAGGGCCTGAGGCGGATGGCATTAGCAGTACCGCTTATAACGGTATCTTCGCGGGTTCGAGTCCCGCCAGGCTCATTACGAATGGAAACAAATGGTAGCGAATCAATGGGTGATGAGAAAATTTTGGGATGACTCTAGAGTAATATTCGTAAATTCTGGTTGTTATGATATTGACTCCGCTGAATTAGGGAGTATAATAGACAAAGAAATGGAACGACTAGAATACCAGAAGCAGAGATGGCTGGAACTGAAAAAACTGCGTGAGGAACACAATGAAAAAAGTACAGATTGAATATGATGGCTCGATGAAGCAGAAGCAAGTGACCAAGAAGGTCAAGGCTAAAGGTAGTACTAAGGGATATATGACTGAACGTCAAATGGTTCCCGTACAAGACCCCAAGTGTTGGGAAATCATCACGATTGAGAATTCTATTCTCTATTCGCCAGGTCAGCGTTTGACCAAGAGGCAAGTAGAGTCGTTGTGTCGCGGAAACAAGTACGAAGTTGTAATTGGCGGAACTGGTCAATTCACACCCCACAGAAGTAGATATTGATATGGCGAAGCGAGTGATTGACCACCTCGACCTTGAGGCGGAACGTGAAGGTAACGCAATCAAGGGACACACTGTCATCCGTAGAGGATGGGGTAAAGGTATCACCAAGCAACGCAATATGCATAAGCGTGGTGATGAGATTCAAACGAGTCGTGTTGTAAAGCGACTAGGAGTATTCAAGTGAATTGTTTCGATTGTGGTAATGATATTTCGCCCGTTCGTATGCAGGCGATGCCAGATACAGAATACTGCGTGGGTTGTGCGGATAAGCACACTGAACCAATTGTCGGTAGAATGATTTATAGTCATAAGACTGCGGGTGAACTTGTCTTCGCAAGAGGCAAGGAGAATGTACGCAGACTAAATAGAGAATATGCGAGGTCACGCTGATGTCACATTGGTGGTTTACTGGATTCGTAATTTGGGTTGGATTTGTATGTTTGGTTATTATGTTTATACAGGGAGCAAGTTGTGAAGATTCTTGATGATGTGAAACTTGATTATTCTGATGTACTAATTCGACCTAAGCGTTCGATTCTGACATCACGCAAGGAAGTGAATCTAGAAAGAACATTCTACTTCCGAAATCACAAAGACTGGACTGGTGTTCCAATCGCCGCGGCGAATATGGATACCATCGGTACTATCGAAATGGCAAGAGAACTTTCCAAGCACAATATGCTGACCTGTCTGAGTAAGCATATTGAGAGTTGGGAAACCGACAAAGACTTCTACGATAGAAATATGGCAGTAACTTTTGGAATGGGCCAAGCAGACGAAGAAAGATTGCTTTCCGCCGCTGGTAAAATGACTACAAGCGAATGGATGGGACACAAGGACTTTATTTGTATCGATGTTGCGAACGGATATAGTCAGCGATTCGTTGATTATATTAAGAACATTCGTGATAACTGGCCAGAAAAGATTATCATTGCAGGAAATGTTGTAACGGCAGAAATGACCGAAGCACTTTACCTTGCTGGTGCGGACATTGTGAAAGTTGGTATTGGACCAGGCAGTGTATGTACGACAAGAAAGGTAGCGGGTGTTGGTTACCCACAACTTTCAGCAGTGATTGAATGTGCCGATGCCGCACACGGTCTCGGCGGTTATATTATGGCTGACGGTGGATGCGTTAGCCCAGGCGATGTATCTAAGGCGTTCGGTGCAGGAGCCGACTTCGTGATGTTAGGCGGTATGCTTGCAGGACACGATGAGTGTGCAGGAGATATCGTCACAGACGAGCAGGGAACGTCCCACAAGGTGTTCTATGGAATGTCCAGTACCACCGCTATGGAAAAGCACAGTGGTGGTGTAGCGACTTACAGAGCGTCTGAGGGAAAGACGGTAAAGGTGCCGTATCGAGGTCCTGTATGTGACACGATTCAGCAGATTCTAGGTGGTGTCCGAAGTGCCTGTACATATACTGGTGCTAGAGTCATCAAGCAACTTCCTAAGTGTACGACCTTCGTGCGATGCAACCGCCAGTTGAACACTGTATTTGGAGATAGTTAATGGACTGGATTTTGATAATTTCTTTTAGCCTTATTGTAAGTATTTGCTTGTTTAATCTGATTCAGAATGTATTATATAGAGAGTCAATTATAAGACTTGAACGAACGATTGAAGAACTAAGAAATTGTAACGCTAATCTCTCGAAGATTATTCAAGAAGACATCGAGAAGAAAACAGCATCCGTTGCGGGTAGAGAAGAAGCAAACTACCACAATGAAAAATGGAGAGCATATCACAATATGTGATACAGTACTTATGGATAGAGAACCAACCATTTACATTGCAGGTCCGATGCGTGGGTACGAAGAAGGAAACTTCCCCGCGTTCGACCGTCAAGCAAAGATTCTTGAAGAACAAGGATGGCGAGTTATCAATCCCGCCGAGATGGATAGAACCGAAGGTGAACCACCAAACGGTCATCTGGATTTTCATCCAACCACTGACTACGAAGACCAAGAATTTATGCGTGAAGCATTACGAAGAGATTTGATTGTGATTTGCGAAGACTGTACTGCAATCTATATGATGAGCGGCTGGGAAGACAGTCGTGGTGCTAAAGCAGAGTGGCATACCGCGAAGGCATTAGGACTGAATATATATTATGAAGCACCGCTACCAGTAGTACCCAAACACTGACCCCGAGGGGTCGGTAACTCAGTTGGTAGAGTAGCGGTCTTTTAAACCGTTCGTCGCGGGTTCGAGTCCCGCCCGACCCATTATGAACTTTAGTTATTAAGGAAGAAAACAGTGAGCGAAAAAAAGAATAAACCCGAATTGCTTTACATCACCAATCCAAATTGCGGATGGTGTAAGAAAGCAGACCCCGTAGTTAAGACATTGATTGAAGAAGGTTACAAAATTGTAACTCTTGATATGTCGAAGCCAGAAGAAGCGAAGAAGGCAAATGAAGTAAAGGCAAAGTTCAACGCAAGTTGTGGTACGCCTCTCTTCCTTGATTCTTCAGACGGAAATATGGTATGTGGTTTCAATGAAGACAACGTGAAGAAGTGGGTCGATGGAGAAAAGATTCCACCACCACCCCCGCGAAAACCACAGCCTCCGCAACAGCCTCAAAACCGACCAGGCGCTCCTGTCCAATCGACAGAAAAAATGGAGTTTGCATTCTCGGTATGGCAAGAAGCAAAGCAGGCTCTTCAGGATAAGTACTACGCCGATTTTGAAGTGTGGAACAACTGGAATTTCTCTGACAACAATATGGTTGGCGAATGTCCCATTAAGGAACGACCAGAATTTCCGACCACTGTTCAGATTACAGTAGAGGCTCAAAAACTTTTTCACTTTTGTGCAACAAAGTAATTGACTTCGGTTAGATTTGCAAGTACAATACTTGTATAACAATAAAGGTTTGGGTGTGAGCGACAGCAACCAGAATACCTTTTCAAGTGAATGTCGCAATTTGAAATGGAGTACATTATGAGTACTATGATGACTAAGCGCCAGCGAGTTCTTAACTGCCTCGCAAACGGTAACGGCCTCACCGCAAACGAAGCCAAGTCCCGATTCAGTGTCGGTAACCTCCGAGCCACTATCAGCGACATCAAGTCGCAGGTTGAAGCATTCGGTAACTGGGAAATCGTTAGCGAAGAGACTGCTACTGGCAAGACTCGCTACTTTATGAACGACACTCACCCTGGCGTTCGTACCTACGGTTACGACAAGTTCGGTAGCCGTTACGCTCTCTGATTCTTAATTGAATCTACCCTTCCGCTACGGGGGAGGTTAAAGTCCTCCGTAGTTTTTTGTTTGACAAGTGAATAATATGTGTGGGAATTAATTACTCCCACATAGGACGGTGACAGAATGTTTTTTGTTATTGAGAATAATGTATGCGATTCCCTGTAGTGGGGTGTGAATGCTCAAATGAGTGTAGCAGAGTTTGACTGACTCAAGCGTAGTGCGAGTAGGGAATAATCAACTAGATGACCCTGAAAGTTGAAGGTAAATGTTAATCCTTCCCGTCCACCAATTTTCGTTCCTTCCAGTACCAAGCCTTTGGTGACATCACGATGCATCCCAACGCGGAACGCACACGATGTGAAGATGAAGTAAGATTCATTAGGATTTAGATGACTGGCTCTCATCAGGAACGTATCACAAGGGTAGTGAGTCGAGTCTCAAAAAGATTCCTCACTACCCTTTTTTTGTTTTGACTTCCGATGAATATGATGTACAATATGACTATGAAGATTCGAACTGCGAGTGTAGCCCAATCGGCAGAGGCAACAGACTTAAAATCTGTCAAGTGCGGGTTCGAGTCCCGCCACTCGTACTATGCGCCTGTAACTCAGTGGATAGAGTATCGGATTTCTAATCCGGCTGTCGCAGGTTCGAGTCCTGCCAGGCGTGCTTGTTGAAAGGAACAAAATGAAGTATAAAGGTAAAGCACCATTGAATCATAGGATGAGATATTTTATTTGGAATATCAATCGAAGATGTAGGGAATGGGGCAAGAAGGGTAGTAAGCCAGACCATATGTTGGTGACGGACATCGATTGTGATTTCCTAGAAGAACTATGGGAACGACAGAATGGTTGTGATGTATATCAACCAACCAAGAAATTAATTCTTCCTGATTATCCCAAGTCTGGTGGGACTCAACACTGGGGTTCTGATTCGGCGCGTAATGCATCTTTGGATAGAATTAATTCAGAGATAGGCTACCTGAAATCAAATGTGCAATTTGTCACCAAAGTCAACAATGGAGCGAAGATGCAGATAGAACAGAGGAAGTCTTCTCGTCCACTAGCACACAAAATGATGTTGGAGTATCACCAAAATGATTGACGCACTAGTAAAGGCACTGCCACTAATCTCCGCACTACTCTACTTCATTGTAGGCATCGGTTACTTTATGAAGAAAGAATATGCGTGGAGTCTTGTTTGGATTTCTTACGCACTTGCAAACATTGGATTGGTATTGGCTGCCAGTGGGGAAGTTATTAAATGAAGATTTATGTTCACGGTGGAAAGAAGCATCACAAGGATATCACTCGAAGCGTAATCGAATGGTGTTTGGACTTTTTCAATCTTACTGAGAAGATGAAAATCTCTGTGGACCTTATCGAGACTCGAAAGGATATTGATTGTTGGGGTGAGTGCGAAGAGGGAAAGAACAAGCACGAATACAATATCAAGATTGTTTACGACCAGCCACTCAGAGATTTTATGGCAACTATCACTCACGAACTGGTTCACGTTAAGCAATGGGAAAGTGGTGAGTGGGAAGGTGACGGGGAAAAGGAAGCAGAAATGTTTCAGTACATTCTTGCTGACCAAATCTGGAGAAAGGTAAAACTCTAGTATACATAATTTGGTATCGTTGATATCGGAGTAAAAGTTATTGAACACGGGAGTTCGAATCTCCCCGCCTCCACCAGAGGCATCCTAGCCTAGTTATATTCTTACATAACACATTAATTTTCAGAAAGATTAGGTACACAATGCTAGGGTGTCTCTGATGGGGGCGAATGGAATCGATTTGATAGCAAGTAACGAAGAAGTAGATACCCAAGGTTGGCAACGAGGCTTGACAAAAGCGTTGCAAAAACTTAACTGACAACAGTTATTCAATGGCCGCTTGAGCGGCTACGGACCCTTGGATGGGGGTAACCTCATTCAAGGCATTTAAAAGGAGACTTATTATGAGTGAATATCACCACACCAAGATTAGCGTAGACAATGTTCCAGTTGACCTTCTTCTCACAGAGGATGAAGTAAAGGAAGCCGCAGAACGAGCAATCGTCGAAGCGGAACACGTTCCTTCCGATTCAAATTCAGCGTGGCCTGTAGAATGCAGAAACACCAAATGTGGATTGCTCAAGTGGATTATGGGCAAGTGCTGTGATTGCAAATGAGTAGCAAACACGGTGCAGGTAAAGGCGATAGGTATCGTAAAGTAGACCAGAAAAAGTACGCCGAGAATTACGAAAAGGCATTTCCCAAAAAGAAGAATCCCAAAAAGGGATTGATGCAACCAGGCGGAATTATCGATTATACGGATATCCCTCCCAGAGATGATAGAAAACAAGATTGATAAACTGACTAGTGTTGCTCTTCCCGTATCTCTAGAAATTCCACGACCGAAGAAGCACGTTTCTCTCATCGTTCGAAAGAACGAGATTGTTTCTGTGGGCACGAATAACTTTCGGACGCATCCGCTGGCGAAGAAGTATGGATATAGATTTGACGAAGTGCATTCAGAGTTGGATGCACTTCTTCGTTATAGAGGACCAAAGGATAATCTGGTCCTCGTAAACTATCGCTTTAATCGCTTCGGTGATATGCGAATGAGCAAACCGTGTTGTGTTTGTTTACCTTGGTGTACTGCCGTCTTTGATAAAATTTGGTATAGTACCAATGATGGTATCAGGTTATTTTAACGAATCCAGCAGTACCCGCACTTGGCGAGGGGTTTTGGGTTCCCCCTAAACCAAATGAACCAGTCGATGCAACTGAAGCGCCGCCTGCTCCACCAGAGTTCGTCCCTGCGGCAACCCCATTGTTTCCTGCTGTGACTGTTGCACCACTTCCACTTCCTGCACCACCCGCACTATCGGGAGCATCTCCAGCGGAATCACCGCCACCTGCTCCAGCGTTACCACCACCTGCGGTGTATGTAACACCACTGTGAGTCAGAGTTGTGTCTGCACCATCGGTTGCTCTGCCGCCAGATTGGGAAGCGTGTGTTCCTGCGGCACCAGCAGTAGCAACATTGAAAGTTAAAACTGCGCCTGGTGTTACTTCTGCTAATGTAACGACAACCTTCGCACCAGAACCACCACCACCACCGTGTGCTGTTGCTGATTTAGCCCGTTTACCTCCACCGCCTCCACCACCGACCATCTCGACGGTCAATGTATCGACACCTTTAGGAACGGTGTAGGTTTGTGAACCAGTGGCAGTGATTGTGGTTGGGTCTAAGCCTAGGTCAGTTGGTGAAACGTCGTAGTTGGCGAACAACTGCGGGGTTCTTCGCTTTCTTCTAATTGCCTTGGATTGTGGTGGTATTTTAAACTTACCCTTACCGCCACCTTTTCCGTCTTTAAATTTACTCATATCTTACCTCGCGTAGTAAACTAATTCGCCCTGCTGGAAGGACGTGCCTGTTTCTTTTATCCAAACATCTCTTAAGTTGCGGACTGCGATAAACACTTCTTCGCCACCTTCGAGTTGAAAACCAGCACCACCCGTTGTGCCAACTTCTGTGTCGGAATTGTATGTTGCAATATTTACTTTGAAACTCGCCGCAATTCCTTTGTGTTTGATAGTAACACCAACCTCCAGTGTAAGACCAGCAGGGGCTAATCGTTGGTAATTACTGCTGGTAATGTCCTCTCGGTGGTCAGTTTTCAGTGGAGCATAAGTTTGCCACGAACGAATGTCCATAGCGTTCATTCGATAAGACGCGGCTGGACGGTCGCCATATTTGGCATTACCCGAGTCGTGGATATTTTGAAATACCATATTTTACTACCTCAACTTGCGATGTATGAAATTGATGCGCCACTGCCTTTAACTCTAACATCGGTGAGATATCGAACTTCAAGGAAAAGTTCTTCTCTATCTTCGAGTTGGAATCCAGAACCAGCAGTTGTACCTGTTTCGGTATCTGCGTGGTAATAGCCAACATTTACCGCAGTGGTATTGATGTTCTTGATTCTTACTCCGTTTTCTAGAGTATTACCAGTTGCGTGAGTAAGAGTTAATTGTTGCCAGTTAGCGTTACTGGCGAGTGTCATTTGAGTAGCAACAACGGGGTCATAAATTACCATAGAACGAATATCGGTAGCGTTTTGGCGAGTTGGGCCTGTTCCGCCGCGATTGGGTCCGCCGTATGTTGCACTACCTGAGTCGTGGATGTCTTGGAATGTCATAATAGTTTCCTTTTCAGATTACCTTATATGTATAAAAGCATATATACTATGTATAATAAGGATGCCAAATGAAGTCAATTTCCCAGTACATTCCAGAGTCAAAGAATACTCACTTAGAGCATATCGAAGACTCCGTGTGGAACGAAGGTTCAGCAGGTGTTGAATCTGCTCTGGCTTTTCTAGAGTCAGTAGCAGATATGCTAAACGGAAACTCCAAAGCAAAGGTAAACGTCACCGTCAAATGGGACGGCGCTCCCGCTATCTTTGCAGGTATTCATCCTGAAACTCGGAAATTCTTTGTTGGTACAAAATCTATCTTTAATCTTAATCCCAAGATTAATTACACGAACGCAGACATTGACAAGAACCACGGTGATGCGCCAGGACTCGTTCCTAAACTAAAGGCGTCATTGAAGTATCTCGGTAAACTAGGAATTCGCGGAATTCTTCAGGGAGATATTATGTTCACTAAGGGAGACACCTCAACAGAAACTATTGATGGTGTCAAGTATATCACGTTCCAGCCAAACACAATCACATATGCGGTTCCCGCAGATTCTGATTTGGCAAAGGAAATAACTAATGCACAGATAGGAGTAGTATGGCATACAAATTACACAGGAAAAACGCTTAAGGATTCGAAGGCATCATTCAACCCGCAAGTAAATAAACTTGCAAGGACTAGGGATGTTTGGTTTAGTGATGCTGATTTTAAAGACACATCAGGCACAGCAACATTTACGAAATCCGAAACAGCCAACATACAAAAAATAATTAATGAGGTACGGAAGATTGCTACCAAGCACAAGAAGTTTATTAATGAACTTCAAGGAAAGACCGCAATCATCTCGGAACTCAAAATCTTTGGCAACAGTCTCATCCGTCAGGGAGCCGGCGGGACAGAATCTGTGGAGGGGTTCATAACACACTTGAACTCCAAGATGCAGAAAGCCATTGACTCAGTAAAGACAGAAACCGCAAAAAAGCGTAAAGAATCTCAATTCAAAGAACTAGTTACATATTTGAGTAATAACTCTACCAAACTGGATTCCTTGTTCGCAATGCGACAGTCTTTAGTGAGCATCAAAATTATGATGATAAATAAATTAAAGTCCGTGAAAGGAATTGGTACATTTATCAAAACCGACAACGGTTTTAAAGTTACTGCCCCAGAAGGTTTCGTTGCAGTCGATAGACTGTCAAACAAAGCACTCAAACTGGTGGACAGATTAGAGTTTTCAATGCAGAACTTTACTGCAACAAAGAACTGGGACAAATAGAAGGAGAACCCAATGACATTAGCATTTTTAAGCGAAACTTTAGGCACCGTTTGGTGGAGCATTCTCTGCTTCGGTGTCGGCGCACTTATCGGTGTGCCCCTATTCAACTGGCTCCGCTCCAAGGCACCTTGGAATAAATGAGCAAATCAGTCAGAACATTTCTGAATGAAGAAACGAAGGCTATCGTTGTAACCTTCGGACGATTCCAACCACCCACGATTGGTCATAAAAAACTAATCGATGCGGTGGTGGGAGTCGCTCGTAAGGAAAGAGCAGAGCATCGAATCTATCCTAGTCGCAGTAACGATAAGAAAAAGAATCCGTTACAGCCAAAGGATAAGGTACGCTTTATGAAGAAAATGTTTAAGGGAGCGAACATCATTGATGATGATTCGATTAAAAATCCCTTTGCAATGATGAAGCAACTATCCGACGAAGGATACAAGAAGGTTATCCTCGTTGTCGGTGGTGATAGAGTCAGTGCATTCGACAAACAGATTCGACCATACATCGGACACAAAGACCCAAAGAAACGATACGAGTTTGACGAATTTAAAGTGGTAAGTGCAGGAGAGCGTGACCCCGATGCAGAAGGTATCGAGGGTATGTCCGCCTCCAAGATGAGAGCGGCAGTTGAAGCGGGAGACTTTGAAAGTTTCCAAGGCGGTGTTGGCAACAAAGCAGTTGCCAAACAATTATACAACGCACTCAAGAAAGCAATGGGTATTCGAGAATCATTGCAAGTAGACTGGTCGATGTTGACGTTGCTAGAAGAAAAAACATCCACACCCACTCTCGTTGCACTCACTAAGTCATCTTCGTCCGATGAAAAATCAGACACTATTGTTCGAATCGAAGAAGCCTGCGAAAAGCGTGGTGTAACTTTCTTTCCCATTCATACAGACCACGCATTTGTTGTAGATAAAGATTTAGATGACAACGAACTCGTCGTACATAATTACAATGGCAAAGGTAAGAACATTCGTCTCACGACAGACAACACAATCTGTTTAGTTCGTGGTGGTGCGTTGGTTGACAATGCAGGAATGGCTCTAGTTAAGATTTTCCAAGAGTCGGGAATGTTTACAGTCAACGACTTAGAGGCGATGAAGTTCTGCCAGAACAAACTAAGCACTGCCCTGGCACTTGAGCAAAATCAAATCTCTTCTCCTAGAACAGCCTTTGTAAACAACGAAGATTCCATCGACATTGCATTGGATAAAATCGGCGGTCAGTTCCCTGTCATCGTCAAGACAATCACGGGTGCGGAAGGTATCGGAGTGATGAAGATAGACTCTCAGGAGTCCCTCAAGAGCGTCCTACAGACTCTCTGGAAGCAGGACACAGAGGTTATCATTCAGGAGTATATCGAGATTAAATACGATGTACGCACCCTTGTACTGGACGGTAAAATCATCGCCTCAGTGAAGCGTATCAAAGGCGGCAAAGACTTCCGCACAAACAAGGCTCTTGGTAACGACTCCGAACCATATAAACTCAGTAAAGCCGAACGTGATTTAGTAATCCAAGCCTACAAGATGTCAGGCTGTTACTTCGCTGGTGTTGACCATATCACCAACAAAGGAACTCACTATATTCTTGAAGTGAATGGTTCGCCAGGTTCTGGTGCCGCTCCCTATCACGGATATGAGCCAGATAGAAAACTTAGCAGTGGTGCTTTGATTAGGATTCTTCTTGACCACATTCTCAACAAAGAGAACTGGAAGTACACGGCAAAAGAAATTGGCTTTGTTGAATATATTACAATTGATGGTGTCGGAAAACTAAAGGCAAAGATTGATACTGGAAACGGAACAGTCAATGCAATCGGAGCAACCGATATCAAGAAAGAAGGAAAGAGCGTTTCCTTCAAGATTCTTGGCAAGAAGTTTACCAAGCCAATTATTCAAACACAAAACATCAACATTGGTTCTGGTGTAGACGAAGATAGATACATCGTAGAATTTGATGTGAAGTTTGGAAGAAAAGAATACAAGAACATAAGATTCAATTTAGCAGATAGAACTGAAAACAACTATCTCGTTCTTGTTGGAAAGAGTTTCCTAGAGAAACTAAACTACAGTGTGAATGTCGCAAAAACATTTACTCTTGGAGAAGAAAAGAAACCCATACTTGAAGCCGTCGATGTTAACTTTGGCTTTGAGTTAATTGATATAAATATTATGGAGAAATAATATGAACCCATTTTCAAATAAACCCGACAAAGTAACAAATGACATTGCAGATATTCTAAACAAACATCAGCAAGATAAGTTTGATTCTATTCCAGACTCATTGAAGAATGCGGCGAAAGCGGCAGGTGATGAACTCAGAGGAATGGGAAATCAACAACCGTTGGAAACTAGAACTTCTGTATATAATAAACACCTATCAAAGGCTGTTGGTGATGGTACTGTGACGCCTGATACGAGACAAAGTTTCGAAACAATGGCAGACCAGGAATTCAACAGCAGTCCAGAATGATTTGTATGACAGTGAAACCTTTGAATAATGACAACTTTGTTTTATTTGCGATGAAGCATTATGATAATCCTCAGTGTGTAAACATTGATGAGTTTCACGATGATTTAAACCGAACGAAATACTTAAAACGATTATTCAAGAAATACGAGAACAGCGGAATACTAAAAGAAAGACTAATACTCAACCACCTCATAATTCTTAACAATGTATTTGGGGTAGAGAACTCAGCGAGAATATTATTCTTTAAAATAGAAGAAGATTACCATTCATTACTGAAGACATTTTTAGTGTATCTAAATTGTCTTCCAGAAACAGAAATACCAGAGGCGGACTTGATTACAATTCGTCTCAACTTTGATGCGATGCATATACTAAGGGAAGTTTAATGGGCTTAGGACTAGTTGACACATACTTGGCTTACAAGTTTATCAAAATGCTTGCGACTCCGTGGAAGAAAATGGAGGCGTATAAGTTAGGCATTATTGATGAAAAAGGAAAGCGTATCCGCTCAGAGAAGGCAGATGACGCCGCTCGTAATGCAGGTAAAAAGTATACCAACATTCATAAAGTTATCATCAACATTAAACGATTGGTAGCGATGGTGCCAGGTGGTAAGACTCGACTTGGTGGTGCGGCTGCCGCTATTTGGTTGCTTAGAGAAGAAGCAAAACAGATGAATGTCGAAAGTGAAAACATCATCGAAGAAACATTCTTGGAATGGTTGAAAGACAATGACTCAGAACTTGATGATGGAATGAACGAATCATTTGGCAAAGTCAATCTAGTCGTAATAAAAGGCGACTATATTCTAAACGGAAAAAAGGTAACAGTCAAAGAGAACACAGAATCATTCGACTCCGTTCTTGGAGTACCTCTCTTCAGGGTAAATGATACCGTGTGTTCTTGGTACGACTTGGAGAAAAGCAATGAAACAATTTAACGAATACATTGCAGAGGGTGGTATTCTACTTGGAAAAAGTGTTCAGATGGGTGACCGAAGAGGAAGAATCATCCAGACAGTTATAAGTGGCGAAACTAGTCGCTACGATGACACCTATCTTGTTAAGTTCCAAGACGGAACCAAAGTCCAAATGCACGATGTACAGATTCGTCCCTTCCTAGAATCCGTTGATGAAGACGTACCCGCCAATGCAGTCGGTGGAGGTATGTCTCCCCACTTCGGCAACGAAGGAGAAGTTCAGGGAATGGACGGTGGTTTAACTGCCGACAAGGAACAACAGGACGAACAGTTTGCGGGTGTCGAAGTGTTCGACCTTTCCCCCGACGAATACCAGTACTGTATAAACGGTCGTGACAAATATGAAAGATGGTCCAGAAAGTTGAATATGGAAGATGGTTCAAATCAGGGCATCCGAAGATATTCACACAGAAATCCAGACAAGGATATCATTGTTCGAGATTCAAGAACGGGAATGATGGCTTATCTGAAAAGGAAGTAATATGAAAAATTTAGTTATGGCTTTTGTTTTGATTACCTTAACTGGTTGTGAAGCGATACAAGAAATCAATCGTCCAGATAATACAGCCTCCACTGTTGTTGACAGTGTACGAGAGCAGAACGAACAAACAGAAGAGATTACAGATGCTTCAGACTCCATAGGAGGGACGCTGAGAGACATCAACAGCGATGCTGATTCCATCCTCGATGATATCGCACTCGCTCCAGACAGCAATCTAGACCCCACTCTCGACAGCATCGAAGACTCAGCCGAATCTATCAAAGAACGAGTTGATGAGGCACAACTGGAACAGGTACGAATAGAAGAGGCACTTGAAGACTTAGAGTCTGCAAACGCCAGAGTATCCGCCGCAGTTGGTCAGATAGAACAACTCGAAGATTTAGTCAAAGAGTACGAACAGTCTGATAGAGAAGTTCGGAAAGAAGCACTCGAAAATTTACACAGTTACATCACCCTGTTCTTCGTGATAGGGTTTGGTATGCTAGTGGGTGGTGCATTCCTAACCTTTTGGGTGAATGCAAAACTCGGTGGTGTTGTATTGGCGATTGGCGTTCTTACTGTAGGTTTCGCTGCCGCTTCGCAATACTACCTTGAAGAAATTGCAATCGTAGGATTAGTTGTTCTTATTGTAGGTTTCTTGGCTACTATTGGTGTTGTCGGTTGGATGTTACTCCAAGCCAGTAACAACGAAAAGGCAATGAAAGAAATTGTTGGTCTTATCGAAGCGATGAAAGACCATCTGACTCCAGAAGAGCGTAAAAAAATCTTCGGAGTGGATGGAATCGCCTCCACACTCACCAGTGATTTGACCAAAGAGATTATTGCTAAACTCAAAATTAGAAATGGCTTTAAGCGAGTGTGATATCTGGCATATATAATAATGCCCGCGTAGTTTGGGCCTCAAGGCGAGAACTATAAAATCTTACATAAGGAGAATACCAATGATTGATATTCTTCTCGCAGTTGCCACGATGCAACAAAATGACTTTTCTTATACCCCAGAAGAAGAACCCCCTATTGCATACTTCGATGTTGTTCCACAACAGGATGTGACAGGGGTTTTTGAATTGGGAGCAGTTGCCTACCATTTGGAAGGCATAGACCGTGTAGAGTACACGGTGACCCGAGAGGGTTTCGTTGGTGATTGGAATCACGACGGAGTTACAGACGGGCTAGACCTTAGCATCCTCCTCGAAAGATGGGGACAAGGTGTAAGTGGTCGAGAAGTATCTCGTCTACTAGGCGCGTGGGGACAATCTGTCTCACACAGACCACAAGTTATCACCGTCACAGAACAGACCTTGAATCCTCGCACGAACGAGTTGGAGTATTGGTTTGCTCTTGATACTCGTTCACATCCAGACACGAAGATTACGGTATCGGCAGAAGTGTTCGGTACAATGGGTCCAAGTGTTATTCTCGACCGCGATGTGTGGGACGAGAATTATCCATTACCTCAGTATAGTGGGGTAAATCTATTCAGTACCAACACGGGTAATCTCTGGCAGAAAAGAGAACTTTACATTTCCCCCAATGGTAATGATGAGACTGGTGACGGTACGCGGGACAACCCATTGAAGGGACTCCACGCGGCACTTCGTTACGGTCTGCAACAACCATACGCTGAGATTGGTGGAACCATTGTCTACCTACTCGAAGGCGAACACACTATCGATGCAAGCGGCGGATGGCCACTTCGTTCGTTCCGTCAGAGTGATGGAAGGTACGTTACAATTACACCTGCACCCGGCGTTGCATCGGCAGACTGTAAGATTGTTGCAAGTGAAGCGACCACACTCCTGAACAGTGGTCTGACTCGATTCCGAGATGTGTTTGTTGAAACCGACCAAGAGAATATCTTGAAAGGTGGAACAAACCGCTATGGTGGACGATGGTACGATGGTTGTATCATCAAGGGACACGATTACACCGAAGACTTTGACCCTATATTTGTTACAGGTAAGGGTGGTTTCCAGTGGTACACTGATGTTCTACATACATTTACCCAAGAAGGTACGACTGGGTTGATTATGCGTAATTGCGTTCTTGACCACGTTTCGTGTGATGTTCTAGAGTTGCACTATGCACAGTTGCTTTTAAGTATTGAAGTGACTAATCATAATCCAAATGCATTACTTGACCCTTCTGGATGTCATACTGATTATATGCAATATAACAGCATCGATTATATTCACCAGAATGTAATTCTTCGTGACATCTATGCAAACGATAGTTGTATGCAACAGGGTGTACACTCTTGTCCTGGCCAGGGTGGTGTTCATAACTCTGCGTGGGTAAACGTACAAATCTCGAATACGGGTGGTAACGGTTTACCTGAGTGTGATATCTCCGCTCTTATCTGGAGATGGTGTGGTCCTGCCAAGAATAACTTGTTCAAGAGTTGTATGTTCCAACAGAAGCAGAGCAATCTAGGCGATAGGCACAGTACATTTATATGGGACAAATTCAACGAGGACGGTACACGGAACGAAGACGGACCGTGGACCTGGGATGAAGACAGAGGAATCTTTAAGTTTGTCAATGTCAAGATTGAAGACTGTTTCGAGAATTGGGAAAGAACTCAACCTCTTTTCCCAGCACCTACTGCTGGAATGCCGTGGACGTACTATGGTCCCGATGAGTTGATGTGGGATTCTGATATGAACGATGGGATTCAGGAGAATCCTTTCGGACCTAACGACCCGTGGTTATGTCAAATCACTGGCGTTTACTATACACAAACGGAGTAGAATTTGAAGCAATTCATTTACGGACTCGTGGCAGCCTTCTGCGTCACTTCGGTGGCGCAGGAGGTTTGTCGTCCCCCATTAGTTTCCTTTGACGTTCACCGCGAACAACTGAAAGATGGTTGGTTGTACACCACAGGTGGAACAGCATATGAAACAAGAGTTACACAAGTTGATTACTATGACAATCGACGTATTGTTGATACTTTATTTTCATCACAAGGACAAGTTACACTCACAAATGTATCATCGACTTCTCGTATCATAAAGTATAGGCATCGTGTGTCTATCAAGAGAGGCACTTATACTATATCACAAGACTCTACGGACTATGAAGTGTGTGTCGATGATGGACAGGTAATATTCTATTACGAATCTCCAGCATTACAGATTGGTGTTCCATATGTGCAGGAGTGGACGTACTCAGTAGAGATACAACCGTATGGTGACTTCAACAATGACGGAGATATCAATGGTAGTGATTTAGGAATGATGTTTGCCAACTGGGGGATGGTTGGTGTAACAGATATCAATAATGATGAAATCACTGATGGTATTGATTTAGGAATTCTATTAGAAAATTGGACTGGTTAGGAAAACCAACGGCTCATAATATTTGAGTTGTAATATTCTCTGTTACCATCTTCTAACAGAGCGGTGAGTACATCGTTCTTGATTTGGTACTCTACTTCGGAGAAGGTAAGTTCACCTTTGGTCTTGCATAATTTCAGGACTTCAAAGGTGAACTTGTCCTTCCCCAGTTCTTTTATTTCTTTGTTGAGGTTATCACAGGAACCAGTGTATTCTCGCCACTTGGATTCAGTGACTACTCGTTTTCGGTTCTTTCTTCCTGCGACTTTCTTTCTTCGATAGGAATGGATTTGCTTTTTTCCGATGTACTTTCTTCCTGTGTCTTTACGAGTAATTCGATAGACAAAACCAAACCAATCGTCAGGGTTGAAGTCAGGAGGTAAACTATTCCAATGTCCATAAGTTTCTTTCATATAGTATTTATTCAGATTCATCGAGGGGGAAGAAAATGAGGATTAGGAATATTAAGAGTATCAGGAAGTCTTCGATTCCACTATCCCTTCAATCCAGGTCTTATAATATTCGATGCTTGCACAACCATTTTCGTAAATCTTGCCAGAACGAGTTGCCTGGAAGTACGACATAATTCCTACTAGTTTGTTGTCGAGGGTGAACACTCCGCCACCAGAATCACCGAACCACATAGTTCCTTCAAGTGGCAACATAATCATAAATTGAGGTGTTCCTATGAGTCTACCATAGTACCAGAACACTCCGTAGTTACTGAATCGTTTTTTCCCTGTTCCGTAACCTGCGGTAACCAATTTCATTCGTTTGAATGTAGTCTCTACAAACTCAACTGGTTGTTCGTCTGATTCGGTTTCAAGTACGACGATTGCAATGTCGTGTCTAATAGTTTCAGGAATATAATTTGGATAGTAGATTACTTCTTTCACACAGTGTTCATCGCCATCATATTCGACAAACTTTAAATCTTCTCTTCCTTCGGTAACGTGTGCGGCAGTAAGAAGAATGTTTGGTGCAATTACAACTGCACTTCCTATCAGTGTACCATCTGAATGACTGATAGCACCCACGAAAGGATATGGGTCGAACGGAAACTCATCCAGATAAGTGTGAGTTGCTGGTTCTTTTTTTATTATTTCATTTTGTGTTGAGGGAGGAGCAGTTAGAGTTGCAGTGCAACTTGCTAAACATAATATAGTTGCTAAAAAATACGTTAATTGTACTACTCTCATACCATAGAATATTTATAAGAGAAGTGGCTGTTATTTGCAATAAAAATAAAATATTAGCCACTTCTTCTTTTACCTACATATTGTAATATATCATTTATCGTTTGAACGAAACAAACACCATTCATCAGGAGAGAATAAATGGGACAAATTTACTATTGGAAAGGCCAAAAGGGATTGACAGGCACGTCAACCAACACCCTAAATCTTGGTCTAAACCACGGACACAAAAATTTTGTTGGTAAACAAAACAACTGGAATGTTGCGGCCAACTGGGCAGTGGACGCCGGCGGAACTGGTGGATACAACGATGATTATGACCAAGGCGGAGAAAGCGGCGACGGACACGACGGCGCGGTTGCGGGATACTACATCACACCTGCAACTTGGCCAAAGGCAGGAGACAGTGCAATTTTCGACAAAATCGAAAATGCATTCCTAGACGGAGCGTCTGGAATGTCTGGTGAAACTTGGCCATACACAGAATGTCTTTATGGTGGAACAACTGGTGACAATAAATGGTTCGATGGTAGTAGCACCGCAGGTAAGTTGGAAAGACTTACAATCGGCGAAGGATATGGCGATGTATTGTTTGCGAAAAACCGAGAAGGCTCGGACAACCAGTCATCGTCCCGAGGAACTGGCGCTAGACTTGGTATCAATATGGTAAGTGGACACGTTTCGACTTACGGTGCTTCTGGTCCAAACGAAGGACTGGGACTGTATGTAGCAGAATATATTGATAATTGTCCTTGCGTTAGAATTCCTGAAGTTCACACCAATTCTTGGAACTTTTATGACTGGATGAGAAGCAGAGACTTTAGTACAAATACTCACTTTGATAATATGACTATTAATGGTGCAGGTAACTATAAATTCTACCAAGACGAATTGAAGAGAGGGTGTACTATTACTAACCTCTACTTAAACAGAAATCCCGATTGGTCACAATTTGGAAACGTATATAAGGAACGGGCTTATTTCACAATGGTTGGTGATACAAATCACTATAGCATCAATTTGTTTAAGGATACTTGTAGTAAACTGACACAGACATTTATTACTTCAAGAACAACAATTCCAAACGTAATTGTCGGTTCTGGAGAAAGAATCAGGAGTTATAACGAACCAGCATTAACAATTGCTGCCCACGTTGGTAAGTTGCGTTCATACCCTTCTGATACTTCAGCGAAGGTGTTATCGAATGATGGCTCCACTGGATATGGCCCATCTATTCCAGGCTTCTGGTTGGGACCCATACCGTGGGCATATGGATATGGTGAATATAAAGGCAGAGCCGCTACCGTCGTCAGGGGTTATGTAGATGGTGTTTCTGGTGCTTCTGGACCTGGAATTGGTACTATTAGTGGAATCTCTCTTGGTATTGTTCAAATGGATGATGTAAATCCATTCTTCCCGAACGCAGGAACCGCCGCTGGTGGAACTGGACAAGATGCTAAGGACTTCAATACTATTATGCTAGACCTTGCGGCAGTACCAGCAAATGCTGGAGCAACTATTGCCCAACTTAAGGGTTATTCTGGATTCCTCTATTCAGATTGTAAGGGATTGACTGGAAATATTCCTTATCGAATCCTTACGGGAGAAATCAATAACAAGATTGTTGTCCAAGGTTTCGATTACGAAAATGAACCTTGGATTGGTTTCGAAATTGGTGGACACACCTTGGGTATTGTTGGTTCGGGTACATCAAGAAACGGACTCAAGCAACTTGCAAACGATTGCGATGTTCGTTTGGTACGGGGTGCGAGAATATCCACTACCACTGCCAAGGCAGACCAAGATGCCATCTTCACGCAGATTTCGCCTTCCTTTAACTCAGCACCTAGCAAGGGTGGTGGATGATAGGATAGAGAAAACTATAAACATAAAGAAAGCCCCCTTTTCGGAGGGGGCTTTTTTTATTGAAATGTTTTTTTGATTAGTTGAGGTTGTTCATCTTCTCAAACTTCTTACGACTTTTCTCGTCCTTGAACTTGATGTCTACGGTAAACTTCTTGTAGTCACCAACAGCACCACCTTTAGCAACTAGACCTTTGGACATTGCGTGTGTGACATCATTCATTAGACGCTCATATCCTTTTTTGTCTTTTGCTTTGTACTGTGCTTCATCTAAGTTTAATGTCTCGTTTTTTTTTAAAACGGACTCGAAGTGTGCAAGTTCCGCTGGAGAGAAGGATTCTTTCTTCTCTTTCTTTCCTTTGAAGTTCTTGTCGATGTAGTTAAAGAATTCCTTCTTGTCCTCTTCGGACTTGAAGTCGCCTGGGTCTTCTACACCAAACTTCTTGAGTGCGGCTTTGAAGAAGGTATCGTAATCAGCAGATTCTTCTTCTTCCTCTGGAGCGCCATACTCATCGATTTGCTCAGTCTCTTCAGCCTGAATATCATCAGATGGTTCACCTTCGCCTGCATCAGCGTCTGCAATCTGAACTTCGTGTTGTCCTACTTCGACAACAGTTCCGTCTTCGAGTTCGACTTCATAACGCTCACCAGTCTTGTCACTTTCGACTTGTTTGGTTACTTTGCCAACCTTTTCGCCAACGAGAACATTTAGTCCAAGTAGGTGTACTTCGTTGACTTCTTCTTGTGGTAATCTCTGGATTCTTGCTGCCCAGATTCGGTTCTGTAGTGTCATTTTTAAACTCCTTGAATTGAGTGATTAAGTACTATATGTATAAAAAAACAACCTCCCGCAGTACGGGAGGCTGTTTCACGTTCGAGAATTGAATCTCGGTATCAGAAAGAAATCTGAATTTGGGTGCGTAGAACGTACTCACCTGAGTCGCCTGAACGCCATCCAGTCTCACCCAAGTCCCAAGCACCGTTAATGCCATTAAGTGCATAACCGAGGTCGGTTGTCCACTTGACATTATCATTGATGAAGTAGTTTCCACCAACGGTAAATGTGCTTAGATTCTCGTCGAAACCTTCAAGTTCACCGTACTCATATGCAACGAAACCTTGGAAGTTCTCGAAGCAGAAGTATCCTGCCTGAACAGTTGCACCCCAGTTGTCGCCAGCGTCTCCGCTAGTTGCAACATAAGCCGCAGTCAGGTCAAGACCACCTGTAGATACCTTGGTATCGAGGGTGTATGTGGTGTAGTCAGAATCAACCAAATCGTTGTACGAAATGGCTGCACCAACATTCCACCAGTCGAGTACATCGACACCAAAACGAGCAGTAAAAGCCTGTCCGTTCTGAACGCCTGCACCATTGGCAGTGTTGAACCCATCAGTATATGCACCAGCAAAATCGAATCGACCGAAGTCACGACTCCACTGAATACCCTGTGAACGTCCCTGTCCAAACGTATTTGCTACGATTGAACGGTCAGTCATAAGGGTGTCCTGTTGTGCAACAAGGACTTCACGCATAAAGGGTGATTTGAACTGTCCTACGCGGAAAGTTCCACCGAAAAGACCTCCTTGTGCATACGCATCCTTGAGGTCGAAAGTGTTTGTGCTGTCACTCCATTGACCGCTTACCTTATACTCCCAGTCGTAAATATCACCAGAAAGAATAAGTCTTGCACGGGGAACATTGAAACCGTGATTGGATTCAAGTCCACCGCCACCGCTATACGAATAGCGAGTCTGTAGGAACCCACCAAGGTTTACAGTTACGGGAGAGTTGCTCCCCTGAAACATTGTGCGGGTTTCGGCATCAGCGAGAACTTCACGAACGAGAGCCTTTGTGTACTCTGCTCGTTGTTCTGCTTGCTCCATACGGTCTGCTCTTGCACGAAGTTGTGCAGGAGTCATATCATCTGCAAATGCAGGTGCGGCGAAAGTAATCGCCACCAGTGCGGCAACGATGCCGCCATAAATTGTCATCTTCTTCTTACTCATAGTAATCTCCTTAAGTCATAAAAAGATAGAGAAGGCAAGAATACCTTCTCTAGTTATTTCGAGTTTAAATCAGTTGACTGCGTTAGTTACCAAGCCCCAGATGGACTGTAGTGCCTGACCAACCCAAACGACGCCATCCCAAGCGAATGGAACGAGAGCGAGGGTGATGAGCATTGAGCGGCAGATGCCAATCTTACCGAGGGCGGAAGTAACTACGTCGTTACCACACTGGACTTCACATTTAGAATTAGCCATAACTTTTTCTCCTTTTGATTAAGTCAAACCGTTGGCTAGAACGGGTGGTGCGAAAGCACCGTGGAGTCTACTCCGACTCCGTTAGAATATGTCTCTTATGTAGACATACTCGTTGTTAGTTAATCGTTCATTATACAGTAATAAACGCTTGTGTCAAATTAAATTTGTTTTTTTTACCTGATTGGGCAGGCGCCACTTTCACATTCTAGTTCATTTAATACATCACCAGCGGAAACACTCACCATTGGCTTTAGTTTAGAAGCCATTTTTTCGTATTCTTCTTTGGTGATTTCTTCATATGGTGCTTGGTCAAATCCGTGGTCGTTATGAAGAAGAAAACTTACAGTCTTGAGAGAGTTTTCGTAATGCTTCTCCATCCACGCTTTGATTTCGTCTAGTTCTTCTAGGCGATAATATACAGTGACGGATACTGAATTATCCGACCACTTTGTTTGTAATTCTTTGACAAGTTCAAGTTGCTTAACTGCACTCATATCCTTGGCGAGAATAGTATCTCCATTGATATGACAGGGGAATTCAATAACAACAGTACCTCTATCTTCTGTACCATCAAACTGTCGTGCATATTCAACGTGATAATTTGATTCTCTGCAACTATCAACAAGTGCATCATCACTTGACATACGAACCCGACGAATAAAGTAATTCGCATATGCGGGGTGTACGCCAGGTGTGCTACCCGACAGAAGAGAAAGCGTACCAGAAGGCTTCACTGTTGTGAGGCGAATGCTTTCGGGATATCCCTTCTTGTCTGACCACTTCTTATCAAAATCACGAAGTGAATCATAACATTCCTCCAACCAGTCTAACTTGTCTAGAGACTGGCAGATACCAGTAACACCCACACCGATTCGCATATTCTTGTGAACGACTTCTTCAGTCTGCTTGTGAATGAATGGCAAGGCACAAATTGCTTTCTGTGTCTTATACAGAAGTTTTGCACAATCCTTTAGTTCTGCCTTTGAATCGATATTGTTTAGATACATCTCAGATAGGTTGCAACATTCGTGCGACTCAAGAAGAATCTCTGCACAGGGGTTTACAATTTCACATTTGTCTTTTCTCTTGTCCTGTAGTCTTCCGTACTTCTGTGCAAGTGGCAGATTAAAGAAACCATAAGGTTCTCCCGAACCATCATAACCCTTCCATACAGTTTCGCTAATGTGGTCATACGAATCTGCATAGATTGTGTTGTTTGACATTGCACGCCAGTTCGGAACATTCCCCAAGTCCCAACGCTTTGCACGAAGGAACAGATAGTCATCGGGGTCACCGACAGCAATCTCAGCCGAACGACGAACATTTCCTGCGACCACAACAGAACCAATAATGTTACAGATGTCAAGAACATCAAGTGAGCGAAGTTTCTTTCCTTCACGCTCGCGGATTACTTCACCAATCTTTTCAATTCCTTCAATGAGAATGGCAGGACCAGATGCTTTACCACCAAATCCCTTAATACCTTCACCAGAAGAACGAACAAGAATAGTGGAGTAAGTGAACGATTCACCAGTATAGAAGTAGGACTTCAGGCACTTCTTGAGAAGTTTCACCCAACCTTCACGGGAATCTGGAACAATGTAATCTGCATCGTTTGTCTTTTGGTGAGTTACAGTCACATCCTCTTTGACACGGGGAAGGTCGTGTACGTCTTCCTTACGAATGGAAAATCCAACACCACCACCAAGCATCAAGTTTTCAAAGATGAAACAAAAGTCATCGATGTCCCGAATACAAACACCCCAACAATTTAGGAGAGAGTTTGCACCAAAACGGTCAACGGTTGTAGTGCCCAACTGCCAAAGCATTCGACCTGCAAAATTACATTTGAGGTTGAAGATGTAATCATAAAGTTGTTGTGCTTCCTTATTTGTGTAGTCGGCACCAATCTTCTGTGCGCCATTGATACACCTTGCGATAGTCTCCCACCATTCTTCATTTGTCCCATCCTCCTTTAGTCGAGAATATGTCCGCTTATAGACAATCTCACCAAGACCATTATAGCCCCAGTTTGGTTTCTTGGTTTTGTACTTTGATAGGAATTCCTCTGGAAGAATGTCACTGATGTATTGCATAATCTACTTTTTCCTTTTTCGA